CTGCGCGCCCAGGCGCAGAAGCTGCGCGCCGAGCTGATGGACCCCGCGCTGACGCTGAGTGCGGACGAGGTGAAGGCCCGTACCGATGGGATCGTGGCGCTGGAGATGCGGGCGCAGGCCGCGGCCGAGTTCACGCCCGACGCCGAGATCGACCGGCAGGGCGGGGCCGAGGGGTTGACCCGGGTGGACGTGGGCGGCGAGGCCGAGCGGACCGAGTTCCGTGGCATGAAGGACGCCATGGAGGACGTCAAGAAGGTGCTGGTGAACCACTTCCCGACGCTCGGCGCCTACCTGCGCGCCGCGGCCAAGGGGACCAAGAACGCCCGCGAGATCGAGGGGCTGCGCCGCGTGGCCGAGATGACCCGCACGATCACCGGATCGACGTCGGGCGGCGAGTACCTGCTGCCGCTGACGCAGGTGCCCGAGATCTTCTCGGTCAGCAACGCCCAGCCGGGCATCTTCCAGTACGCCCGCCGGTACAACGTCCCCGGTCGGTCGCTGCGCATCCCGTACCTGATCCAGGACGAGGGCACGACCACCCTGAACCGCCCGATGGCGGGTAAGATCGCCAACGTCACCATTGTGGGCGAGGGCGGCACCAAGCCGGAGCGCGACCCGGTGTTCGGCCAGCGGCTGCTGGAGATCTACAAGTACGCCGCCATCACCGAGTTCGGCGACGAAATCCTCGGTGACGACTTCACGGGCGAGCTGCCCAGCGAGGTCACCACGGCGGTCGGCGGGCAGATCATCAACAAGCTGAACGAAGACCTGACCATCGACGGCACGGGCTCGTCCCAGCCGCTCGGCGCGCTCAACAGCAACAACGGCTCGCTCATCTCGGTCAACCGCACCACGTCGAACCAGTTCGTCGCGGCGGACGCCTTCGCCATGTACGAGCGGCACACCATCGGCCCCAACTCGGCGTGGATGATCTCCCGCCGCGTGCTGGCGCAGCTCTTCGCGATGCAGACCACGAACAACACGATGGTCACCTGGATCGCGAACTTGCGGGACCGTCCCACCATGCTGCTCCTCGGGCTGCCGGTCATCGTCACCGACCTGCTCAACTCGCTCGGCACCAAGGGGGACGTGGCGCTGGTCAACGGCGACTTCTACGCCATGGGGCTGCGGCAGGCCCTGACGGTGGAGTCGTCCATCCACGTCAAGTTCGTGCAGGACATCACCACGTACCGGTTCCTGGCGCGCGGTGGCGGCATCCCGATCCCCACGTCCACCTACGCCTACAAGACGGTGGCGGGCGTGAAGGTCGATCCGCACAGCCCGTTCGTCGTGCTGGATGTCCCCGCCAGCTCGTAAGGCGGCAAGCAGGAAGGCCAAGGCCACCGGGGCGCTCCCCCCGGTGGCCGAGGCCGTAGTGCCCCCGACGCCCGCGCCCGCCGCGGCCAAGGTCATGGCGATCCAGCCCTGCATCATTGGTGGCGTGCGGCGTGCGGCGCGGGAGGTGTTCGAGGTGCCCGCCGACCGAGTGGGCGATCTGGTGCAGTGGGGGCTGGTGCTGTCGCACCCGATGGCGTGGGCCATGGGCGCCAGCCTTAAGGCCGCGTGGGATGAGGCGGCTACGCAGATGACGCCGGGGCTGGCCACGAACGCGCTGGTCGTGGACGAGGACGGGATAGCTCGGCTGTGGGGCGGGACGGGGCGGATCTTGTCGCCCCCGGAGGTGCCCGAGCACTACACCGCGGCGGACCCGACCCCGGACGCGCTGCGCGTGCTCCAGATCACCGAGTACGATCCGGGTAGCTCGGTCTACCGCTACCATTCCGCGGCCAACACGGCCCCGGGCGTGCTGTCGGCGCTCGTGCGCTACGACTACACCAACCCGCACTGCCACTGGCGGCAGTGGGACGGGGACGCCCACCGCGTGACGGTGGAAGTGCTGGCCGCGACGGCGGACGTGATTCACTGCCACATGGACTACCGCGGTCTGTTCCAAAAGCTGCGCGTTGCCCCGACCGAGCGGCAGCGGGTGGCGGTGACCTACCACGGGAGCCTGCCCCCGGGCGACCCGCGGGTGACGTATCGCGACCGGGGCACGGACGAGAAGCTGGGCAGCGTGACGTTCGGGGCGCGGCCCTACCACCACCGGCACGGGGTGGAGCATTGGCTGCCGATCCCGATGCCGGTGAAGAATTACCAGGCGCTGCGGGCGAGCGTGACGCGCTACGCGCCGCCGTGGGATGGCGGGCGGCTGCGCGTGGCGCACAGCCCGACGCGGCGCGAGATCAAGGGGACGTCGGACTTTCTCGCCGTCATGGCCTATCTGAAGGACTACGGCCTGCCCGTGGAGCCGGTGCTGATCGAGGACATGAGCCACGGCGAGGCGCTGGCGCTCAAGGCCACCTGCCACGTGGTGTTCGACAGCTTCTGGCTCGGGATGCAGGGCTCGGGGCTGGAGGGCGCGGCGATGGGGCTGCCGGTCATCGCGGGCGATCATGGCGCGGTGGACGACCTGGCGAAGCTCGGCATCCCGTGCCCGTGGACGTTCGCGGATACCCGCGAGGAGCTGCGCGAGGCGGTGCGGCGGCTGTGCGTTGACAGTGGCCACTACGCCGCCGAGGCGCGCCGCGTATACGATTACACCGTGGCCCACCACGACTACCCGGTCGTCGGGGCCAAGTACGCCACCATCCTGCGCGAGGCCGTCCGTGGCGCTGCCGACTAGCACCGACCTCAAGACGTACCTGCGGATCGAGACCAACGCGGAGAACGCGCTATTGGCCGCGCTGGTGGCGCGTGCGCAGGCGATGGTGGAGGGGTGGATCGACTGCCCGATCACCGCCGAGAGCCAGACCGCGGTAGACCGGGCCGAGTCGCTCGACGAGCCGGTCACTAGCCTGATCTTCCCGCGGCGGCCCATCGCGTCGGTCAGCATAACGGACAGCGAGGGCGCGACGGTCGACGCCACCACGTATACCGTATACGGGGCGTCGGGCATGATCTATGCCAAGCCGCTCACCAGCTTCTACAACGGCCCGTATACGATCACCGCGAGCTGCGGCCTGTCCCTGCGGTCGGACTATGCGCGCATCGAGCCGCTGCTGACCGAGATGATTCTGGACCTTGCCGCCGACCTGTACCAGCGCCGTACCCCGGGCGCGGCCAGCGAGAAGGCGGGCGACACCACGATAAGCTGGGACGCGAGCCGGGAGACGGTGGCGCGGGTGGTCAAGAGCCTGCGCCTGTTCCGGCTGGGGGTGGCCCAATGACCATGGTGGCGGGGCGGCTGGACCAGCGGGTGAGCCTGTGGGCACGCGAGGACGCGGGCGCGGACGGGTTCATGCGCCCGGTCTACGCCTACCAGGGCACCTTTTGGGGCCGCATCGACGCCACCAGCGACGGGCAGAACGTGGGCACCGACCCGCAGATGCACATTTCGTACCGCACCACGGCGCGGGCCACGGTGGCCGACTATGTGCCGGTGCCGCTGGCGGGGCTCGTGCGGCTGGAGGGGAACGAGACCGTCTATTGGGTGCGGGGCGTGGTGCCGCAGCGCCAGCTCCGTTCGCAGCGGCTCGACCTGGAGGCGGTGACCCCGACCGACGCGGTGGAGTTCGCGGGCTTCGAGGGATTGCCGACGCTGGACGGCGTGCATCTGGTGACCACCGACGAGTTTTCTTCCGCCTTCGACGAGGCGTTTGCCTGATGGCTGATACCCCACGTACCCTGAGCACGCTACTCACGCTGCTGGCTGACAACACCAGCGGCAACATCACCGCGCAGATCGTGCGCGACCTGACGGTCTCGCTCTACCCGAGCCGAGGCCAGCTTGCGCTGGCAAGCGGCGGCGCGGTGGCGACCACGTTCGCCAGCAGCGGCACCTATGTGCCGGTGGCGGGGACCACCGCACTGGACACGGCGGTCTGCACGAGCTGCGTGTCCATGCCCGCCAACGGCCAGCTGCGGTGGGAGAAGGCGAGCACCCAGGTGCTGAACGCGCAGGCTACGCTGGAAGTGCTGCCTGCTGGCAATAACAAACGCTATACGTTCACGTTCGCCAAGAACGGCGTAGCGATCTCTGGGCTGGCGTTCACCGCCTACTTTCACAACCTGAGCGGCAACCCGGCGGGAGTGTTCTTATCCGGGCTGATTCCCATTGCCGAGGACGACATCATCTCGGTCGTCATCAAGAACGACAGCGACACGACGGCAATCACGGCTTCCGTGCTGACGCTGGGCGGCGTCGGCTTCATGACCTAACCCCGAGGGACGACGATGGCAACCTACAACAAGTTCCAAGCGTTCGTGGAGGCGCTGGCCGAGAAGGTGCACAACCTCGGCAGCGACACGCTTAAGGTCTATCTGAGCAACGCCACCCCGGACGCGGCGACCGACGCGGTGAAGGCCGACCTCGCCGAGATCAGCGCGGGCAACGGCTACACGGCGGGCGGCAACACGGCGGCGCAGACCAGCTCGTCGCAGACGGGCGGCACCTACAAGCTGGTGCTGGCCGACCCCGCCACGTGGACGGCGACGGGCGGGACCATCGGGCCGTTCCGGTACGCCGTGCTGTACAACGACACGACGGCGAGCAAGAACCTGATTGCGTGGTGGGACTACGGGACGAGCATCACCCTGTCAGCGGGCGATACCTTCGCGGTCGACTTCGACCCGACCACGGGCGTCCTGACCATCGCGTAAGGGCTGACCTATGCCTGCGCTATCGGATCGCGTACGAGAGACCAGCACCACCACGGGGACGGGGACGTTCTCGCTGGCGGGAGCGGTCACCGGGTTCGTGTCGTTCTCGTCGGCCTTCGGCAACGGCGTGTCCGTCTACTATGTGGCGGCGCTCGGGGCCGAGTGGGAGATCGGGATCGGCACGACGGGCGCGGGCACCCTGACGCGGGACACC